ACTGACTGCATGCAGAACAGTACCTTCCTAAAAGATTCTGACTCATTCAAGAGGTTGATTTGAAAAAACCCATAACAGAAAACCGTTACGGGAAAAAAGATTCCATCAACTATCCATAGCATAAAGCGACGGATACATATCTATCAGGTGGTTTTCTGTCTGTTTTAGAAACCCTTGTGAAAGGGAACTACAGTCATCAGACAACTGTAGTTTTTTCTGTACATCTAGCACTCAGACTCTAGTCTGCCGCGTCGGGAAACGTGGAAATAAAGACGCGAGGTGTGCAAAGGAAGAAGATTGGGTTAAAATCCACTCCCGCACTATAGTAAGTTTCCAAAGTTGGCCAGTCGAACGCCGAAGTGTTCGCCGTGGTAATTGAAAACCGACTCCTCACGGAGAAGTGATCATTGATGCGAGATGCCGACTTGAAATCTCGATCCCGAACCGTGTGAAAGGCCGGGTAAAATCGAAGTGGCAAATATTGAGGCAAATTTACTGAAAGTGCGGATTGTGTATCCGGATTCGTGAGACTGAGCCCAGCACCCGTTAGCATTGGCACATTGTTCGATTGCCGTTGGAGCCCAGCCGATGCTGCACCCGTAAGAGAAAACCCTTGTGAGGTGCCATTGCGATTAGGCGAGGCAGTGTCCCGTACATCTGAATACCAGCGCGAAACAGACAAATGATCGATACGCTGAGAATTTGATCCGCCGACTACGGGGTTGACATGCAAATTTGTCGAACCTCGATAACCGACGAAACACTCAAGCGTCCAATCAATTGGATTGTTTTGACACCAGTTAAATGGATACGGAGCGGCAGAATTCGCGTTGTTATACGCTGTGGTCGTGATGTCACGACCATACCCTGGGGGAATTCTATGGTAATTATTACGCGTCAGGTACATACCAGTAGTAGCTGACGGGCTCGCACCACAAAATTGCATAGTTTGATAGTGCGTGCGGTGGAGGATAGGTCTCATAGAAGAGATAACCTCACCAGTGGTGATCAATCCAACATGAGCATCTAAGTCAATTGGTTCTTGCGTGATCACCTCGCTGGATTGAATCACACCAGCTGGATCGCGCGTAGTAAACGCGGTGGACAGCTGCTGTGGACCAGCGAACATAAAATCCTCGCCTGCTTTGACAAAAGCCAAAATAGTCAAGGTCGAGGTTGTTGTAGGAGCGGACAAGACAGTCTGAACCCGCATCGAAATGGTACCATTGTAGTACTTACTATCATAAGAATATGACGGCGTTTCACTAGCGGACCACGTGGCAGGGTAGGTCTGAAATGGTATCACCTCTAACAAAGGAGAAGTCGCCTTGTAAGGGACGACAAACTCCACCTCATCTTCGTGTTCAAGATCAACGACCTTGGAGAAAGTCGTTGTTTCCGTGTCTGCAGTACCCGTCAAATCCCCATTGGGATCGTACGAAATAAGCACCCGTCCTCGATGGAATTTGGTCTTGACAAACTTAAAGCGATAAACAATCGAGCCCCTCCAAAAACGGAAGTTGGGACTGAAATACGTTATCGGTGGCATCGTTCTAAATCCACCAGCCGCATTGGCATAGTGAGGATTGACGATAGCACTCCAAAGAAGTGAATCAACTGCCAAGGCAGTAGTCCAATCAGTGGCCTCGATAAAGCTGTCATGAGTCAAAAGTTCCTTGAAGACAAGTGGATCTTTCTCGTCAACACCAGCAACAGAGCTGGAAACGGTGACCTCATTCTTGGGATCTAAACACAGTTTGTCGATAGGCATGCGCGTCTCAGAATTCGCAAAAGCGTGAAACGATTTATTTTGCATGGGCTCGACATCATCAATCATTGGCGGGTTGGAGTACCCAAATAAACGGGCAACGCCAGACACCATGTTGGCCCCCATCTCCGTCGCCTTGGCGAAAGGACCAATTATAGGGACGTCCGTTAGTCTAGACGCAACATTAGCCACTGCTGTTGCTGGTCCGGACACGGTCCCTTCCTTAACATATTCATCACTCTGCACCATACCAATGGGCGAGAGTGCTTCGCGAGATTGCATTGCGCCAATAGTCGTGGGACCCATCACCGTCACATCTTCTGCCCAAGCATAGACGGAAACAGTGACAGCCGACGTAGCGCCATTCGCGGAACGTAAATCTGCATATTCAATCATCTGCAACACACCAGTGTTGAGAAATTGTGCATTGCTAGTAATCTCAAGCCAATTATGCTGCCACAAAAAAGGGACAACAAGTTCTGCACTATCCATCACAGCAGGTTCTAACCAAACACCCGGGACCTGTGAAAACGGCACCAAGTCAGCATTACTGACAAAATTACCCCGCACATCGGCCATAGGGAAATAGCACGCTCTGAGCGCACCATAATGGAATGGAGAACCGTTAACTAGAAATTTCAAATGTAATTTACACTTGATTTTGCCATAGTTTTGCAGCTTATTCTTGATCTGTGGTGTGTTGAAATACAATTGCCAGGGCGCTATGAAAGCTGGGGAATAACCCCCGCCCTGGGGCCAGGTGTAATTTTGAATCCGCACCGGCCGACTCAGGAAAGATGCAAGACCAGCAACGCTGTCTGAATCTTGATCGTAATTTCCTTGAGCAAGTGTTCCCAAGTCGATCATCTCGGAAACGTCGGTGTCGTGGAACATGATATTCTCAGACACAACGTTCGAGCCTCCCGACGAAGGTTCAGTAGTGAGCATTTCTTGAGATTGAAATTCTCCTCTACTGGAAAGTCGCCACTCTTGTGCGCTCCTCGTTTCGGCAGTGGCGGCCACCGGAACAGAATCTAAACGCGTTAGTTCTTGAATTTTGCTAGGTAGTTTAAACCATATACGCGACGAGTGTACCCATTTCGTCGCATGGGTAGGACACATAGTGGACCTACATCACTGCAGTAAAAACCGCCTTCGGGGGAACGCCCCATGTGGATCTCGCTGGAACCCCTCACGTCATCGTTGTGTCATTGAATTGGTGGGTAACTGCTCCATTACGCCTACATTTTGGTTTTATCAAAAGAAGGGACCTTATAGGTTAGGCCCGCGGTGTGCAGCTTACGCTGCACTCACCGCACATTTTTTACACCGACCATCTGTCGACAACTCCTTACCTTTCTCAAGATATTCGTCGACCATCTGGTCATAGGTGGGGAAACCACCAAAATAGTATTGCAGCTGGTGCCGTGCTACAATCTGTACAAAAATTTCGCGCTTGTCATCGAAGACAGCGCGGCCATACGCGAAGTACTCGCGCAATGCCCCAAGCATGGCATCCGCAGCCAGCTTCTCAACACACACTACCTGTGAAGGAATGTGGTACAATAGACTCTTTGCAATGGACTCGTGCTCTAGCTGCGCAAGATGCGAACCTACATCAGATGAGTAGACCCACCGCCTCCTCAGAAACGACACATCACGCATGTGAATGAAGGGGACACTTTCGGTCTCCTTATCAGCCATGGTATACACAACGCCGATAGTGGCAAGCTTGTCTTGCACGACGCAGTGATTGAAGTTGTCACAATCAGGAGAAACTGAAAGCACGTTGTCATCACCGTACGTCATGAGGCGCACATACCAGCGAAACAATCGGACATCGTGACCACTAAGGACCCACGCATACCTGATATAGATGCTGTTGGCAATGCAATTGATAATCACAGTCAGAATGTGCCCAGATGGGTTCGAACCCCACCACTGTATCACGTCACCGTTGAATTCTGTGACGGCAAATGTTACATCCCACTTCATGGTTTTCAATATTCGCATATCTTCAGGTGTGTAACCGGCAAGATCAACCAAACGCTCAAGAACACCGAAAGCAGCCAGCATAATGGACGGATCCATACGCTTGTCGAACTTCGAATAATCTCCTGCAAGCATTCTTTCTTCACCCCAAACTGTCAACCAGTGGTAAATCTCACACCACTCAAGCGATGTCGCATTTGTGCCGGGTGCAGCTTCAAATGCGAACTTGTTGCGCTGTATCAACCGGATAACGGGCAAGAAGTATTGTCTCATCAAAATTCCGAGAGGACAATTTCCTCCCGAGAACAAACGAGTCTTCATGTCAGCTATCTTCTTCACTGTAACTACCTCATCCTTCTGGTGGATTCTGAAGAAGGGGTTACATCGAATTCCCTGTGAGTACTTCTGCCTCATGTCAGACATCATCTCCAGTACCTCCGCATCAAAGGTGACAAAGTGCTGCCAGTCACCATATTCTCCGTGGTCCTGAAGGTAATTGCGCTTTGAACTGTTCCAGGGAAAGCCCATGGAGGAATTTAGATTCATTCTGTCGATATACTGAACACCGGGAATACCATTAACAGCTTCATCAACTGTCAAAACTCGCATTTCCTGAATTTCTTCGAGCGCCACATTCGCAACTACATCATCAAAGTAGGCTTCTGCACACGCATCAACGATCTGGTAATTTATGTTACTCTCCTGCTGCACTATGTCAATAGCGCCCGTCCTCCAGGGTTTCCAGTGATTCAACACTGGGCCCCCCATCTGAACAGAATATCCAACTGAACGCAAATCATCATGGATCAGCGTCTTGGTAACTTTGGATTTACCGCCAGAACGATGCACCGGTATAGAACCATAGACAGAAGCTGTCCCTTCTTCTATGTACCGGATGGTACTTTTGGGGTGTAGGTCACGCACGACCATCTCCTCACTCTGAAGTACAACTTCTTCGACCAGTAACTCCTCATCACCACTTTGTTTAGCGGGGACACGGAGAGCACTAGGATGGATATCTTCAATTTTGAGAACTTCAATGGCTCTCTCGACCGACTCTTTGGTAAGTGAAACACATGCGACCGCATCCGTATACCCACCCAAGACATGTAGACCTAGTAAAACTGGGCCCATGGGGGGCAGACCAATGTAAGGAGAACCACATTCTCCGGAAACAGTCATTCTCTCAGCTGATGCTTTATATCCGACAATTCCTTCTGTGTCAGGTGTACTTTCAACACTATTCGTGATAGCGCGTAGAGAAACAAACTCTTCTTCTCCTTCTGGTGTCCGCGTGACCATAAACCCATTGCACATGACCTCGAATTTCTCACTCACGAGCAAACCACGAAGGTTTGCCTTTGGAGGAACACGACGGATACGAAAATAAATTAGATCATACTGGGGATCTCGGTGGAAGTCCCCCGGGTTGAGCGAGACCTTATAATTTTCGGAAACACCAGAACCATTAGCATCCTGTCTAACGTTGAAGACAACCGTCTCAACAGGAATACTATGGGCATTTGTGACATACATCTGCCCACCAAGGCATAGCATCCTGAAATTACGAGTTGCCCGTAGACCTTCAAGATTCACATACTCCGATTTGACATATGAAACATTGCGAATGACGCGCTGTTCCAATTGTTCTTTGCTCAGAGCTTTCCACGAAACTGTCAATGGGCTGAAATCGCCTTTAGCGGGTTTAAAGACCTCCTTATACCACGGATTGGGTTTTTCATCTGCCACAAAGCCGGCGTTCTTCTCAACGCCCTGGGATTTACCTCTTTTCTTCTTCACAGTAAAATAAGAGACAATCTTAGTGACGGTAATCACAGTCGCAATCGCCCCAAAAGTGGTAATGACAGTCATGTAAACTTCCCACATACCGGGTACACGCATCACCGATCGCCATCCCCTCTTAGTTTTCCGCCCAAATCGGCTCAACATAGCACCAACCCAGCGTTTTTCGGTTTGAAACCGAGCAGCACCCGGAATTTCCTCCAATTTCCTCTGAATTACATCATACCAACACTCTGATTCGGGCTGGGGGACAACAGGAGCTCGAAGCAATTCCATGCGAAGAGCTAGCTCTTCATCAATTACTTGTGCATCATACTGAACGGGACCTTCAACTTCAACACCCTCAGATCGCAAAAATTCAACCATATGCGGGATCACCTTGGATTTGGCATCTTGAACCACGTTTGAAATAACATCTGCAGCTACTTCGTTGGCCAGGGCCTTAACTGAGTCCACTGCTTCTGCTTTCTTCCCGAGTGCGTACGACATGATCGAACGCTTAAGGTAAGGCAAAGCGGCGACAGCGGCTGTGGCGGTGGCCATTCCGGCAATAGCAACGAGCTCTTTTGATTGCTCATCGCCTGACTGAGATGAACAACAGACACACTTCTTCTCTGGACGGTAACAGGTCTCACACAGTGTGACCTGTTTATACACACTACCAGTTGTGCGGATCTTCTTTTGTTGCTCTCGGAACGTGGTCGAAGCTGCTGAAATAAAAGACAAATACTCATAAATCGAGTCGGTCTCAAGAACCGGTGCAAATGCCGCGCACTGTTTACTTTCAGTACTCAGTGGAGAAGCAACCACACGCTCCACAGAAAAATGCCACATGTCTGGATATTCACCTTCTTCCGGATCGGAAGTTTTTGCACCATCCAGCATCCTAGCATGGGGTTCTGCATTCTCATCCTGAGAAAACTCCTTCTTCAGGGTGACAGTGACCACATAGTTCCATCTCCTCATGATAGCAAGTGTATTCATGTAGTAAGAATGTGCATTGAGATCCTTCGTGTTAGTAGACGCTTGCAGAAGCTGACATAGGACAGGAGTCCTACCCTTGTCTGCTAGCTCTGCTTGTGGAGGGCAATAAGAATTGTTGTTGCGAATCTGCAAAATCTCAGCCATTGAAGGATCAAGACCCAAATTTGGATTGAGGTTGGCAATGTCATCGACAACAATGGACCACATTTGAGTGGCGAAACCCGAGAAATACGGTTCCGCCGATGTACGAGAGTACTTGAACTCATCACCTTCAGGCAAGCAGTGTGTCTTGGCAAAATGTGAATGCGTCAAATCTTGGAGCGTGGTCTTAGCTAAGCTAGAGCCTCCGTAATACAGTATAGAGAAAGGTGCGTCACGAGAGGCGCGAGCGGCACGTTTAGTGAGCTCATGAGCTTTGATCAACTCAAGGTCTGCGACCATCTTTCTAATGCCCATGGCAACAGATTTGTCGGTCTCATACTTGACGATGGCTCGCCCTTTTTCTAGAGCATCCGCAAGCTGTCCAAGGAACTCGTGGTACGAAAATCCACAGGCATCGGGATTGTGGAGAGCCTGGGATTTCATCTTCAGGTCATAATACTGATCACTCCAACTCAAATACGATGAACTACTAGCCAACAACGGACTCCATGAGCCAGTTTGATAGCAGTCAACAAGACGCTCAAGCAAGCTAGTAACACTGTCAAATATGGACGACAAGAAACCAGTGGTAGAACTATACTCCTTAGAAAGTGCTTCCTTTTCCGCTGCACTATAAAAGTGGTCATCAAAGGACAATCCAAGTTTCGCCATCGTTGCAAATGAAACAACATACAACATGACCCGTTTAAACTTAATTAAAAGTGGGTGACGTGTGACGGCCGTAGCTTTGGCCGCCAACCTTCTCAGCGTAGTGAAGATATTCTCATCACTTCCTGATTGAAGTGTACCATTGCCAGATCTGAAGATCGAAACAGCTTTTTGAACAACGTCCGAGAACATAGCGCAAGCGCTTCGACCCGTATAAGCCTTGAGGAACTGCAAAATCGCAATCCCCACGTCCTCAAAGTCTCGAGCTCGAAATAATTGCCTGATGCAAATAAACATTGACTCCACAATGGGGAGATCGACATTCGGAAATTTCGAAGCCTCTTCATCTAAAGAGTGGTCCGACCAAGCATCGAGCTCGGAAGGTAACCATGCTGTTGAAATATTGTCATTTCCCATTGAGGGGAACATTTTATCAACATCCACGAACAGAGGACAAGAGTCCTCTTCATCATCATCTTCATCATCTGAACAGTTCTCAGATTCTGATGCTTGCAACACACCTCGCGGCATGTTACGTAGAAAGTTTTCGCACTCGAAAGCTATAGTGTACACTCGAAATGGAGCGTACACGGGATAGTTCTTACTATCGTCATAGGTTGCCTGTACGGCGGGCTGGTGGAAAAAAGCGGGGTTAATCATTGTGTTGTAACTCTGTTTCTTAAAAGCTGTGTTATTCAGGGAAGCACCCTATAGGTTGGGACTGGAACCCTACTCCATATAAGTTCATGACATTGACTGAGTGTGTACTGGGGGCTAGTTAGACACAGCCTTTTCCCACTGTCACCAAATGGTGATGAACCCCGAACGCTGCGACGTGAGACAAATCCATTATGTCTGAGAGGTCTGCAGGAAAAAACCTTACAGAATTGGGGGTGACAGTTTGCACATACAAAGGTGTCGTGAAAGTGTTAAATAGAGAGATTCATTTTAGAAACTAGACAAGTTGTTTTTTAAATTTTTATGAGTCCTCTAATACATTGACTAAAATACATATACTCTAAACTAATTTTTTCTTTTTGTAATGAGACATATATGGGGGGTGTATATTTAGTTCATGCGCTTACCAGCGCGTAAGAAACAAAATGAGAAGATAAACTTTACATAAGTCCAACAAGATACAAGTCGATGCCGATTAAGCAATCGATAATAAAACAAACATATCTACAATAAGCGTTAAGCTTCTTTCCGGGTATACCGGTGAATACTTAAGTTAAAGCGATTAATGTTGAATTAATTCGTAATACTTAACTCCGCGGAATAAACGGAAAAGATATTGATCTTTGTTGAGAAACATGCGTGGAAAATCCACGCA